TTTGTGCATACATGATAAAGGGGAGATCAAGCTCGGAATAGGGCGTCACGATCTCGACAGCCGTCGCCGGCGAACCGCTGGTGATCTGCCCATATTCCTTGAAAAAGCGGAAATAGAGATCCCCGGCCTCGATGACATAGGCCTGGGTGATGGAGTATTCAAAGGGGATCAGTCGGGCCGCTTTCCCGGCGTTCTTTGCCGCGATGCAGAAATACGTCCCCGGCCGGCGCTGGACCCCGCCATGGACCCGGACCACAAAGTTTTCCAGCGTCCGGCAGCCGGTTTGATATTTGGCGATATCCACGCGGCCATAGACTTGCGGAGAAACTTCCCCGCCGCTGAAGCTCGTCAAGTTTGTGGAAACCCTCGGCATCCCTAACCCCTTGCGTTGATGAAAGCGTTATCGTCTATTTCTTCAGGCGTCCCCTCTTGCGAATCAGCAATCGTCGCCTTGATCAGGGCCATTTCAAACCGCTTGACCATGGCATCGGCCATGGAATTGCTGTTTGTTATTGCAAACGCCAGGTATTCGGCCAGCTTCGCGATGACGGCTCCCAGCAGCGACGGATCCATCTCATTGACCCCGATCCTGGAGATATATTCCAGGTTGAAAGTGGACTCGTCGCTGTGCAGCGCCCCGGACACAATCTTGAAATCAATGTCCTGGTAATCCCCCCAAAGGCCGCGGATGTAATCCGCCGGCAGCGCAAAGGAATAGGCATATCCCCAAGTCGGTGCGCTGGCCAGCCGCGCCAGGGATTCGCGCTTGATCGCGCAGTTCCAGGGATAAAGCCGCAGCGTTTCATCAATGGCCTGGTCAATATACAGGGCGCATTTTCGTTCCGCTTCCGTTGTCGGCGCCGTGATCGAAGCGACCATTTCCGCCCCGATCAGCCCCAGGGCCATGTTGCAGACTTGCACTCGTGAGGCCATTATTCTGTCCCCCCTCGACAAACAAAGACATAGCGGCGATCCGCTTCCGACGGATACGATTTAACGTCCGCATAAAATTGCTTGAGTTTGTTCAGCCACCAATCGCGATCTCCCTTGACGGTGGTCAGATCCATCCCGCAGCGGACGTCCGCCCAATCATAGACTTCGACGATCAGGTTATCCGCGGTCCGCCGGATCTGCGCCAGGGATTCGTCCAGCTTTTCCGGCGGAAAGCACATCAGGGCGTCAATGCACAGCCCCCACTCGCAGCGCGGAAAATCGCCAGGGAGATCCCAAAGGGCGTCGACGGTCATCGTGACCCCGCTCCCGACCAGGCTTTGCGCTTCCGGCTCAAGCGCATGGTCCGAAACATCGACCATGTTGATCCCGGTGATCCCGGCCTGGTAATAATCGACCACATCCCGGCCGGTCCCGCTGCAATAGACATTGATTTCCGTCCCCGGACGGATGAACCCCAGGACAAAGGGGACCATCCGCTTGCCCATGGACCCAAGACGATAGTTCCCGCGGTCCCATATTGCGTCAAATCGCTCTTTCCACTCCTGGGCCAGGGGATCACTCGCGGCCATGATAAAAACGTCCCCTGATCCATCCAGGCGCGTCACGGACGGCCAATGCTTCACTATCCGATCAGGCCACCATTCGCAGGGCTTGACGGTCAGATGAAGCGTGTCATTGATGTGATGTCCCCAGCCGTCCGGGGATCCGCTGATCGCGAAAAAGATTTTGTTGACCTTTGCTTTCATTCCGGCCAGCGCCGCCGGGATCCAATCTTCGGGAAGATGCTCCATGACATCGCAGCAGAAGCCCCAATCGGCCCGCGGCAGTTCCGCCGGAAGATCATGAAGGGAAGCCTCAAAGAAGCGATCCACCAGGCCATGAGAAGCCCGGAGCGGATCCTTGACGATATCGACCAGGGCCACAGGATGCCCCAGGTCTGCCAGCTTCCGGGCCGCGTCCCCCGTCCCGCAGCCGAAGTCAATCACGGATTCGCCCGGATTGATGAAGTTCAGGAAGGTTTTGACGTGCGTTTCCCCAGGGCCCAGGCTGTAACCTGGGACCGCGTGCATCCGTTCATACTTGCGGCGCTCCGACCTATAAAGTTCGGATTGCATCAGGCGCCCCCAACAGTTCCCGCGTCCAGCCGGACAAAGACTTGACCCGGCCCTGAAAATAATTGTGTTCTGTGTTTGTCCATTCCATCTTGATAAAATCGGAGTTAAACATATTCAAAGTTTTCCCAGGCGGATCGTAGAAGTGGCCGTCCCCGTCCAACGGGACGCCGGCCAGGATGATTTCGTCATACCCCAGGGCCAGGCCGACTATGACGGCCAGGATCGACGACGTCCCGCCCATGGCCCCGTCGATGTTGCCCCACACATAGTCACATTCGGACAGCCCGGCCTTGTCATGTTTCCGGTATCCGTGCGTCGTGACGTGCGATTCCTCGCATTGGTAATACGGCCGCAGCGCCCGCCACAGATTCGGTTCTTCCGGGTGCATTGATACGCCGTGATTAACCCGCCCCTTATGATGAAGGATCATGTTGTTGACCGCGATCACGCCGATCCGGTCCAGATCCTTCACCTGGGCCAGGTCGTCCCATATCGTCCGCCCGCAGCCCATGACGACGGCGACCCCGGAGAAGTTCCCCGCGCATCGGGGCGGGCTTTCGCCCGGCCCCGTTATGCCGTTAAGCTCCCACATCTCAATTAGGAGCAAGTTTCTTGATGATGACTTCGATCGCGCCAGTCGCTTCCTCGACTCCCGTCTTGATGACGAGAGGGATATCAACCGCCGTATCGTTCTTGTAGCCCAATCCTTCGGCCTTTCGACACGCCGTCACCTGGTTTGCCGTGGTGAAAACGGTTGCCGCCAGATAGCGGTCATCGTCGCCCGCGTCGCCCAGCTGAAGGGTTGTCGCCGATCCCAGGTCCGCGCCCAGGATGAAGCCGTCGATGTAAACTTCGCCAGGCTTCAGCACGCCCACGTTGACCAGCGTCCCGATCGCGGCGCTGGCAAAGGTATAGGTATCGTGGGTTGCCCTTACCTTTCCGCCCCACTCGGCCCCCATTTCCGTTACAGGCGTCGGGGCTGCATATTTTGTGTAGTTTGCTCCACTTGCCATGATAAAAACCCCCTTTGTGTTTCGTTAAGGGACGGCCCCTTGACCGTCCCGCTCAATTAAGCTTCATACGCCTGGATCTGCACGATCCCCTTTTCATCCATCCGGGTTGCCCCGATGGACATTCCGGCATAAACCTGGATCGCCAGGTTCTTGTCTTTCCGCGGCGCGATGTCGGTGATGATATCGCTATTGATCGCCAGCAGCATCGTGTCACGCTGGAAGGCGTAGCAATACCGGACAGACGAAGCCACGGCCAGACGTTCGGACCGGATGAATTTGAATCCCAGGAAGGTGTCGATTTCGCCGCGGGCCAGGGCCTTGACGGTGTTGTAATCGGACGATTTCACTTCCGTGGTGTTCAGGAGATCGTTGTTGATCTGCTTCGACCCGCAGACCAGGAAACGCCCATCTTCCGGGACCTCGTCGGCGTCCAGCTTCTGTTTTGCGGACAGGAGCTTTGCCAGGGTAAGGCCGGTTGAAGCGTGAAGGATCTGCTTGTTTGTGGTGTCGAAGGCGTAGGACGTGGACCCGTCAATTCCGCCATAGGCCGTCGCGACAAAGGCGGCGATGATTTCATCGTCCTTTGCGCGCTTGAGCGCGTTGACCGCGTTTTTCACGTAGGCGCTCTGCGGATCCGTGACGGTTTTCAGCTTGTCGTAATTGTCGATCAGGTCCGCCCAATCGAAATCGACCAGCGTCACTCGCCGCCGAAGGTGCGGCGTGGAGATCAGCGGCGTGTCAGCGTGTCGGGCTGCCCGCTTTACCGCCGCCGTCGCATCAATCTGATCAAAAAACTCATTCCGGCCATAAGCGCCGGACTCTACCCGAACAGCCCCCTCCAGGCGGCTGTCCTCTTGCTGCATCAACACCTGGATAGTCGCGTTATACTGCTCGACCATCGCTGTCGTGATCTGAAATGACATGGCTGTTACCCCCTATCTGATAGATTTTTTGTCTGTCAGCTGGGTTGCCCGTTGCCGGACCCGCGCTTTTCTTGTTAAAAGCCGGATCGTGTCAGTTCAGACCGATTGCCCGATGTTGTTTTCCCTTGCCGCTTCCAGGGATCCTTTCAGGTTGCCCCTGATTTTTTACTGATAGATCACTTCGTCTTTCCCGACGGAGATCCTGGACAGCCTCGCGACTTCATCCATGGCCTCTTTGTGTCGTGGATGCCTTATCTTATTTCCGTTTTCATCCAGGTTGTGAAAGGCGGACCAAAGCGGATTTTGTTTGTTCGTCATGATATCCGCCCGCTTGCTTTTCGCGTCCGCCGGGCCCAGGTCAAAGTCGGGCTTGTCGCCGCCGACCAGGGCGCTTTCATCCATCCGCCGGCCCACTTCCGCCAGGACCCGGATCACGACCGGATCATTTGCAAATCGCGTTGTAAACGCCTTCACTTCTTCCGGCGATCCGCCAAAGGCCTTCAGCACCTTGTTTGCGACCGCGACGCGCTCGTCAAATTTATCCCCCCATTCTCCCTTCAGGGTTTCGACGGCCTTTTCATGCTTCGCCTGGTAGGCCGCGACGGCCCTTTGCTGTGACTCGGATGAAATTGAATTTAGAAATCCATGAAGCTCTGCAAACTGTTTCTGATTCAGGCCGTTGTCGTGCGCGAATTTGCGAAACTTCCCCTCGATCTCTCTCGCGGCGGGATCCGCCGGAGCTTTATAATCTTTCCCGAATTGATAGCTGTCGGGATCCTTCGGCCGCCCCAGGGCGTCATAGACCTTGCCCCATACTTCCGGGTTGTCATTAGCGCCCTTCGGGACGACGACCTTGTCGCCGCCGATCATGCTTTGAGCGGACACATAAGACCGGATCAGCTTCCCCACGCCGTCCGGCGTCTTGAAGTCATGCGTCTTTAGCGACGGATGATCCTTGATGTCCGCCGGAATGTAAGTTGAAAAGTCGACGCTTCCCGCCGTGCCGGCCGGCGGCGCTCCCGCTCCCGGCGCTCCCGCTCCGGGGTTGCCCGCTCCCGCGGACCCTGGTTCATCTGCCATGTTTCAGCTCCTCCAAAATTTGCCGTTTGCGTTCATCATAATTTGTTGACAATTTCTCTATGATATCCAGGACAACACTCCGCTGCCCTTCTTCAAATGCCATCATGATCGGATCCCCGATCGTATGTGGTGCAAACATATTGAAGCGGTTTGCCAGGTCGGCCAGGACATTCTGCCCATGGAGCGTGTTGAAGGTTGCGCCATAGTCCAGCCTCATTTGTTTTTTAACGTCGTCAATGGTTGCCATTATTGCGGCGCCCCCTGATTAACGGTCTGCATCAATCCGGCCGGGACCTGGGGGCCGGGTTGTGGTTCCGGCTGCGCGCCCGGTGATCCGGGTTCGGGCGCTGTCGTCATGGCCGGCGTCATTTTCGCCGTCATTTCCGCTTGCATCATCTTGTCCTGTTTCGCCTGGGCTTCCGCCTGGGCCTGTGCCCGTTTCGCCCGGATATCCCGGACGACGCGGTCCGGCGCCATGAAGATCGTCGGCGTCCCGAAGCGCTCCGAAACTCCCCTGGCGATCTTGTCCAAATCGAAATTATCCATGATGGAAGGATCTTGCTGCGCGATGGATTGAGCAAACCCAAGGGATTGCATGACGGCCTTTGTTTCAAAGACCCGCATGGCCATGGCCAGCTTGCTTACATACATGATATCAAGGCCCTGCCCGATCAGGATCCGCGGCGGGATATTCAGATAGGGACCGGTTTCGTCGCCGCGCATCATCATCCAAAAGACGCGGGAAAGCATTTGATCAAACAGTTCCGATTGCAGCCGCCCCAGCGTCGGGCCCAGCAAAACAAGTCTTTCCTCGACAAGCTCCATGACTTCCGTCGCCGTCTTTGCCCTGGGCTGCTGGGCAAGCAGCGTGAACAGGTCCGCGAAGAACATCGACATGATATAATCACGGCGCTGATTCTCATAAGCAAGCTCATACTGACCGACCTGGGGACCGATCATATATTCCGGCTTTGACCCCTGCTTGAAATACGTCACGCCGCCGGGGACGAAGCGCTTTGGATAGAGCGCCATTTCATCAGGGACCAGGACCGGCGGATCGGACCGCTTTTGATGCACCTTGATGTCTGACTTTGAAAATTCATTGATCATCTTGATTTCTGACAGGCAATCCAGACCCGGCCCGTATCCGTAGGCCTGGCTTGATTTCTTCGACCAGCGCGGGACCATGTATGGAAACTCATCATAGCCGCCTTCTTCCAGCATATTTTTAGTTTCCAGTTCGATCCAATAGGAAGCCCAGGGCTTGTTGACCTTGTCCCATTTCTCCGGGTGTCGGTCGCTCCGCGGGAAAACGGCGTGAAGGATATCGATTTCCTTTTCCTCATTCCCCTTTTCGTATTCCTTCATGATCTTTTCGGAGCATTGATCGCCCCAGGCCTGGACCGCGCCGCGGACCGTCATGGTTTCCTTGCGGATGATCGTGTCCACTTCGCCGTCCGCATCTTCCTCAATCACACAACGGCCGATGTCAAAGACCCTGAAATTGATCAGCCGCCTTTTCGGGCGCCTCGTCATGATCTTGCCCAGGTAGAGGACGCCCGTCCCCAGCGCCGGAAGATCCGTGTAAATCTCATGGGCCGCCATGGGCCAGTTTGAAACGTTGATCGCGTCGTGCATCCGCTCCGATGTGTCCCGCAGCCAATCCTTGACTTCCGCCATTTCGGCCAGGTCCTTGCGCTTCACGGTGAGCATGAACCAGGGCGCCGACGGATTTGTCAGGTGTCCATAAAGGCCATTCGCGCAGATCGAAAGCGCCCGGATCGCGGTCCCGTCATAGACCTGGGCCATTTGATTTGACCCGGTCGTCGTCTGTGTCGTGACATTCAGCCGGTGCGGCATCAGGTAATTGCAGATCTCCTGCAGCGTTGACAGCAGCGTCCCCCGGTTTCCGTCCAGGGTTTGATATTTCTTGACGATCTTTTCCGCGGTCGGTGATTCCATTTAAGCCCCCAAAATCTGTTTGCCGCCCATCATCCCGACGAGTTCCGCATAATCCAGACCGGCGCCCTTGCCGCCACGGATCCCACCCAGGTTGCCCGCCCAGGTCCCCCGCCGGCGCTTCGCGGCTTCCCCGCCCCTGGTGATCAGCCAGGCTTCCCGTTCTTCATCGCTCATGCTATCCCAATCTCGCGGGATATAGGGCGCAACGTCCGGCCATGAAACACCTTCGGGCATCGCCCTGGCAATACGCTCCGGCATTGTGATCCCCTCGATCGTCGGCAGCGGCGGAAGCGGCGCAGACGGTGTTTGTCTTGTCAATAGCGACGGCAGCGGCGGGAAGGATCCCTCGCCACCCCCCGAAAGAACGCCGGCGACCTGGGCCCCAGTTCCAACAGCCTCAATCGCTCCCTCTATGTTCGCCGGGTTTGAAACAGCGTTCACAATCGTTTCGCCCCATGACGGCTTGATGACGCCCGATGATCCCGGGATGTTCAGCCTTGACCCCGCGGACAGGTTTGTTTCGCCTGTCCCCGTCGGCCCGCCGAAATCTACTCCCCCAACCATCCCCTCATAGGGGTTGTTGATCGCCTGGAAGTATTCTTCTGGACCTCCGAGTCCCGCCAGTCCGGCATATTCGCTGCCGCCTTCGACAATGGGCGTGGCCAGCGATGTTGCTTCTACCGTCGGCGTGATTGCGTTTAAGATATTTTGCCCGCCTTCGACGATTGCCGATCCAGCGGATGCAAGACCGGATCCGACTTGTGATATATTTGGCGCAAACGCGCCC